ACTAGAGGAATGTTTGAATCTGGTCAAGCTTACGACCCAACTCAAGCCTTACAAGGTATGGCTCAAGAACAATTTAGACCTACCATTGCTCCTGTTACTGGTTATCAAGCCCCTACTATAGAAGCAACAGCAGGCCCTCAAGCAGCGCAAATAGGACAAGTTTCAACTCCTCAATTTCAAGGACTATTAGGTCAAGACATAGGAGCGTATCAATCCCCGTATCAGCAACAGGTTATAGACCTTGCGATGGGCGACATACAAAAACAAGCTGACATAGCAAGAGGCGGTTCACAAGACAGAGCAATAAGAGCTGGAGCATTTGGCGGTTCAAGATCTGCAATATTAGAATCTGAATCACAAAAACCTTACGCAGAAGCTATGGCACAAACAGCCGCTGGACTAAGACAGTCTGGTTTCCAGCAAGCACAACAAGCTGCTCAATCAGACCTAGCAAGACAACAACAACTAGGGATATTTGGTGCTGGTCAACAACAACAAAGAGCTATACAACAGGCACAGTTTGGTCAACAAGCTGGTATGTTTGGTGCAGAGCTAGGGCAACAAAGAAATTTACAACAAGCGCAGATGCAACAGCAAAGACAGATGGGCGGCTTAGACATTGCTGGAAGAGCAGCGTTAAGTCAGCCACAGTTAGATATGCAGGCGCGTGCGCAGAGGGCAGGCTTGCTGGGTGGGCTACAAGGACAGCAAATGCAAAATCTTGGTTTACTAGGCGGAATAGGACAACAACAGCAAGGACTACAACAAGCAGGTCTTGGAGTTGCTAGAAATGAATTTGATAGAGCGCTTGGTTACGGACAACAACAACTTGGTTTATTACAAGGCGGCATGGGTACACCATTAATAGGTCAAACCACTTACAACAAAAAGAAAACTGGTCTTGGCGATATCTTAGGTGGTGCTGCTCAAATAGGTGGCAGTTTGGCTAGTGGTGGTTTCTTTACTCCTTAGGTTAAAATATTATGGAAAATAATAAATATTCAAAATTTGGTAACTTTTTAGCAAGAGGCGGAGGCATGGCTACGCCGACACAAGAACTGTTAGCTACGGCAACTCCAGAGGAATTAGCCTCTTATGATATACAAAGAAAAACTGCTAGAAATAAAGGCCTTGGAGAAATGTTATTGCTTATGGGCGATGCTTTTCAAGGCAGAGATATTTCTGGAAGGGCTGCTCAAAGAAGAACATTACTATCACAGCAACAAGGAAAAAGAAAAGCAGAAGAAGAAAGACAAGCTTTTAAAGACATACCAAAAAACATATTTGCAAAAGATTATAGTTCAAATAAAGAATATTATACAGCTCTTGGAAAATCATATTTATCAAAAGGATTTACAGATCAAGGAATAAAATTTTTAGAACTTGGAAAACCAGCAACCGCAACGGATTTAACAAAACAATTAATATCATCAAGAAAAGATGAACAAAAAACTTTTAACGCAGTAAAATCTGGTGTAGATAATTTTAAACAAATAATAGATGCTGCCGAATCTAAAGGAGGCGCAGGTTCTTATGCTTTAATGGTTAAGTTCATAAAACAATTAGATGACTCTGTTGTAAAAGAAGGAGAAGTAAGAACTTTTGGCGATTTCCAAGGCATTGCAGCTAATTTTAAAAATGCTGTTGGCAAGGCTACAGGTGAAGGTTTTACTGGACAAACGAAGGCAGAAATTTTAAATTTAGCAAGACAAACAGTAAATAGGTTAATAAAAGACTACAATAATTATAGAAGCGGGACAGATATTTTTTATAGCCAAATAGGATTAAGTCCTGAACTTCTTTTTTCTGGATTAAAACTAAATACAGAAGGCTTGGATTTTGAAAAAACATATACAGCAGAAGATTTTGAAACAATTGATGTTATAGACTAATGATTAAGAAAACAGCACAGTATGGGGATTTAGAAGTACCAGATAATTTTGATGAATTAGGCTTTAAAGAACAACAAAAAGAACTAAGAAAAGCTGCTGATGGTAAACAAAAAATTTCCCCCCAACTTGGCTCTATGTCTGCTTTGGAACAAGCACAAGGAGCAATTGCAGAATCTTTACAGGGTTTGACCATAGGAACTTCTGATGAAATAAAGGCTGCTCTAGCAGAAGCTTTTAATCTACCAAAAACAATTTTTACAAAACAAGAATTAGGCGAAACATATACAAGAGTCAAAGAAAAAAAAAGAAAAGAATTAGAGGAATATTCTAGACTATACCCAAAGTCAGCAATAGCAGCTAACGTTGTTGGTAGTGTTTTACCAATTGCGGCATCTACTTTACTAGGAGGGCCAGGCGGCACTGCAGCAACATCAACAGCAACAGCGGCTAGAGCTAAACAAATTTTAGATAGTAGTAGATTGCTTGCTGGCGGCATTACTAAGCCAGGAGCTTCTTTAACAAAAAAAATGGTTGAGGGTGCAAAAATGGGTGGCGCGCAAGGCGCTGTTGGTGCAGTAGGTTATAGTGAAGAATCAGATCCAAAAAATCTAATAGGTCAGGGAATAGGAGGAGGTGTATTAGGAGGATTCTTGGGCGCATCAATTCCACCAGCATTGCAAGTATCTGGGTATGTTCTTAATAAACTTTCTCAGCCTATCATACAAGCTACTAAAAAAATATTTTCTTCAGACTCTGCAAAATTAAATTTTACAAAAGACGAAATAGAACAAATTAAAAACATTGGTGTTGATTTTTTACAAGACGAAATAGATGTAGATCAAATTATATTAAAAATATCCAACAACATTTCAGCTGATAAGCTTGAGGGAATAACTCCAGTTGAAATACTTGCTGATTATGGCGGGGATGCCGTTAGGAACAAGCTTAAAGGAATGAACTTAGAAATTCCTGGTGGAAAAATTAAGGAGACTTTAATTGAAAGAGGAACTGGAAGTGTTGAGGCAAAAGGAACAGACTTAATTCAAGACAAGGTGTCAAACATACAATCAACAAGAATTATTAGCTCTCTTAAAAATTCAGCAAACAAGGTTGTTAAAACAAAAGGAATTAATTTAGAGGGGTAGGTAGATAAACTATCAGAAATTTCTCAAAAAAAAGTAGGGCCTTTATATGACACAGCCTACCAAAATAACAAAGAAGTTAAAAATTTAGATATTTATAAATATTTAGAAGTTCCTGTAATTAAAGAAGCATACGAAAAAGCAAGAAAAAATTATTTGTATGAAACATTAACTTTAAATCCTGGTATGGGAATAAGCACAGCAGATGAAATTGGAATACCCCCATTAAAAAGTCTTTTAGTCAAAAATGAAAACGGACAAATTATTGGTACAACTACAAACCTTCCATTAGCATTTTTAGATCAAATAAAGAGGGCGGCTGATGGAACTACATTTGCATTAAAAAGAGCAACAGACAAAAGCAAAATAACCTCAAGAGAAGCTAGTAATAGAAAAAATATTGCAAATCAATTTAGGGATTTATTAAAAAGTTCTGTTAATGGAGATGAGTATGCAGATGCTTTATTACAGGCTTCAGATAATTTTGCACTTAAAGATGCTTATGAATTAGGTCAAAAAGCTAAAGTTTTATCAAAAACAAAAACTGGCAATGTTTTTAGTCAAGAGTACGATAATTTAAAAACAACTGTTGAAAAAGATGCTTTTAAAATGGGTGTATTTAATAGTGTTTTAGATGGTGTGAATTCAATGACAGACAGTTCAAACCTTGCTGAAAAACTAACAAACACGCCAGCACTTAGAGATAAAATGCAAATTTTATTTTCTGGATCAGATGGGTTTGAAAGCTTTGTTGAAAGACTTGCAAGAGAAGATAAAATTTCTCAAACTGGAAAAAGGGTTTTAAGCGGTGCTGGAAGACAAGTTACTGATGATAGGAATGGATTTCTTCAATTTTTATCAGATCTTTTTGTTGGTGTTTCAGAGCCAACTGGGTCTGCTGGTATTAGATCACAAGCAAAAATAGCTGGACAAACTAGAGATATTGTTTTTGATACAGGAACAAAAAATCAAAAAGCATTTCAAGATATTATGTTGTCTCAAGACCCAAGAAAACAACAAGATATTTTAAAATTAATGAAAGGTTTACAACAAACTGAAATTTCTGATGCTGCAAAATCTAATCTTTTAAGGTCAGGAATTACTAGAAGCACAGCGCCATCTTCAGTAGACGTGTTAAACGAAGTTTTATTTAACGAATAACCCATGAGCCGCCAATCAGAAAGAGTTGGGCGGTCTGGAGAATATTTGGTAGCCTCGGTGCTTTCTACTCTATCTGATACTGTAAGCATAATCCCTCACGCCGCAGAAGCTGATATCCTCTTTCAAGTAAACCACACTATATATAAGTGCCAGGTTAAAACACAAAAGCAAATAGAAAAAGCTAGAAAGTCTTGGCGTTTTGATTTAAGGCGTGGGCCTCACAGTAGGTCAAGATCTTATAATGAAGGTGCTATAGATATATATGCTTTGGTTGCTTTAAAGCACCAGAAGGTTATCTTTATAAAATCAAAAGGTAGGAAGCAGGTATCATTTGATGACGAGTTTATCCAAGCGACCGACTCGCTAGAGAATTTGAAAAACCTATTTAAAGAGCTTGGATGTCTAGAGACACTTTCTGATCTTCGTAGTGCTTAACAGAGTTCATACCTAAAGATAGTAGGTATTCCGCAACTTCATGCGGTTTTTTGTTTTCACTCTTACAAAAATCTTTAAACTTTTTAGCTAGATGTTTGTTTATATATACAGGCTTTCTTCCGTTTCTTTCTTGAAAAATACGATCATCAAACTGATATAAATTCATACTTACCTCATTTATTAAGAGAAACCTCTATAGAATAATCTCCAATATCTTCACCTTTTGCATCTGAGTTGTGTACCATCTGTAATTCTAAATCAATAAAATGTTTGGCTTTTAATAAGTCAGTTATTCTATCTTGGTTTTCTCCTTTGTTTCTGGTGATATATTTCAAACAACTACCTAGGTTGTATGAAAGGTTATTTGCATATATATAATCAATGGGTTGTATCTTGGCTGTCTTGTAATGCCTACCAGCTACCTGGTTATTAGTAGCCAGCTCATCTATCTGTTGATCCCAAGCATCATCGTTTTTTATATTGGTATGTGCATATATTGTTTTATTCATAAAGTCTCTCCACTTTTTTTTAAATAAATTACCATAATTAGTAATATCGTGTTAGTATAAACAAAAATTTCAATAAAAGGGAAAAAATTATGGAAATATCAGAAAAAAGTGTTGAAAGAAATTTCGACATATCCAACACCATTGAGGCTGAAGAATTAGCTGAAAGGTGGGGAGTCAGTAAGAAGACAATCGATAATAGAAGATATAGAGGTCAAGGCCCTAGTTATTTTAAGATCGGCGGCAAAATCAAGTACGACCTTGATGATGTCAAAAGAATGGAACAAGACTCTTACATTTCTGTCCATGGCCCACGCTAAACTAAGTCCGTCAGCAGCAAAGATTTGGATGGCCTGCCCTGGTATGCCTTCACTCTTGTCTAGCATGAATGTTGAGTACAAGGTTGGTATTCCAGCAGCCACAGGTACTTTGGTTCACGAAATGGTAGAAACATTACTTAAAGGTAGGTTAAACAATCTAACTTTAGAAGAATACTATTTAGATAGCACACATCACATAGATGACTTTGACATTACAGTAGATCAAGAGATGGTTGATTGCGCTCATGTCTATGTTGACTATATAAAGAGAAGGTCAGAAGAGCTTAATGTTAAGCGACCTTTAATTGAAGAGAGAGTAAACATGGTAGAGATCCATGACCAGCTCTGGGGAACAGCGGATGCAATACTCATAGGAGAGAACATCATAGAAGTTGTTGACTTGAAAGCGGGCAAGTGGGCGGTAGAGCCAGACTCACCTCAGTTAAAAATTTACGCACTCGGAGCTTTATCAAGATATGGTAATGCCGAATGTACAGTCCAGATGACCATCGTACAACCTAGAGGTTGGCACAAAGATGGAATCATACGATCATACTCCACATCAGCCGCTAACTTGGTTGATTGGGCATATGAAACTTTAAAGCCAGCAGCTGAGGCTTGCTTTGAAGAGATACCCACATATAACTATAGTAAGGACGGATGCCGTTGGTGTAATGCTAAAGATGTATGTGAAACTTATAAACTAAACCAAAAAGGAGAATAACATGGCAGATCAAGAGCCAATTACATTTAGCATCACAGAGGATGATAAAACCACAGACTATAACCTAGACGATTTACCTGAAGAGGGTCAAATGGTATATAGAAAACTAAACTTACTTCAACAGCAAAAACAAGAGCTTGTAGCTAATGCAAATTTTGAAGTAGAAAAGAATGACATACTTCAAGCTGAATACTTAAAGCAGCTAAAGAATCATTTACCAGAAGACGAATCTGTCATTGAGGTTAAATAATGTCATTAGCTAATATTAGACAGAAGGCAAAACTAAAACCGCCAAGGTTCGTATTGTACGGCCCTGGTGGAATTGGTAAGACTACCTTTGCTTCTAGCATGGGTAAATGTATTATCGTGCAAGCCGAAGATGGTATAGGCAAGATAGAGAATCCCCACTTTGATGTGGCGAAAACCTTTACAGAGTTTATGGATAACCTTAACTCATTACTAACTGAAGACCATGAATACAAAAGCGTTGCTATTGATTCATTAGATTGGTTAGAGGTGTTGATGTGGGATTATGTCTGTAAGCAAAATGGTTGGGATCATATTAGTTCTGCTGCTTACGGCAAGGGCTATACCGCAGCTATAGAGCAATGGCGTACTTATCTTGAGGTCTTAAACAAGCTAAGAGATGAGAAGTCTATGACAGTTATCCAGATAGCACATAACCAGATTCGTAGATACGAAGACCCTTCACAAGAGCCACATGATAGACATGAGATTAAACTGCACAGAAAAGCAGCTGATTTAATTGTTGAGCATAGTGACGCTGTATTTTTTGCTAACTATAAAGTTGGTAACATACAGGTGAAAGGTAAGAACGGCGGCATGACAACTAGAACTGTTGCTGGTGATAGAACAATCTTCACTGAAGCATCACCTGGTTACATGGCAAAGAATAGATATGGACTTGATGCTGAGATGCCTTTTGATTGGGAAGAAATCAGAAAGCAGATGATTAAATGAGTATGGGTACAGTTGAGGCGGTAACAGTCGAGTTGTTCAGAATAACTGGGCGACTTGAACTGTTGCTAGAAAAGATTGATCCAGACAACCATTCGTTAACAAACGATACGCTTGGTTGGATTGGTGATATAAAAGAGGATTGTGAAAGATTGATCGACCATCTGGAAGATTATGAAAACCACGATCTAGGTTAATTTAAAAAGGAGAATAGAATGGATTTAAGTAATTATAAAATTGATGACGCAACGACAGGCGGTGGGTCTAAAGTAGAGCCAGGTAGATATGTTCTACATTGGGCGGGCGAGGAAGCGGAACTGGTTGAGGGTAGAAATAACTGGCGTGGGTGCAAGATGTACTTTGAGGTTGATGGCGCTGGTATAACTCTAAACCATACCTTTACTGTTGGTCACGATAACCCTAAGTTTGTAGACTCTGGTGTTAATTCAATGATGCTTATGGCTAAAGCTATGGGTTTAAAAGAAGCACCTGCCGATACAACTAAGCAGTTCATGGGTAAAAGTGTATCAGCTGAGTTGATTAAAGATGACAATGGTTATCTAAAAATCAATGAAGACTGGGGTAAAACTTGGCAGCCAACTGATAAGAAAGCTGCACCTGTAAGAGAAGAGAAGATTCAAGCAGGCCCGTCTGAAGAAGACTTGAGAAGAGCTGAAGAATCTAACGATGACAACGTTCCATTTTAATGGAAAAAACAGGCCTACGCTGTGTGCTTATTGTAAAGCACCAGCTGGGCCACTACTTTTAAAACAACAAAACAATTGGCTTGGAGCGTGCTGTATGGCTCATTTAAAAAAGATTAAGGAAGGCGAGCGCCTACCTAATAAAGCGCAACTGAATGATCTGGGGGTTGAATACTCCATAGCACAAACCAAGGATATATATTTAAAATTAGCTATAGAAGAAGAGCAAAAGCCATTACATGAATGGGACAGGGACAAAAGAAAAAGGATCTTCACAACTATAGTTAGAGAATATCTGAACTGGGCTAACGTGCAAGCACAGGCAGATGATGAGAGAGCTGCAAATGGATTTAACGAAATACTTTAATGAGAGAATAGTATTAAACGATTTAGGATTTAGTAACGGGAAGAACACAGGTGATTTAGTCAATGAAATGCAATCGCATGGATTACTTGTAGACTTCTTAGATATAACTGGTGAGATAGTAAGAGTTCCAGTCAAGGCACTAGGAAGCAAACCAGATACAGGTGGACAACGCTCTGGTTATTATGTAATCAACCAATTAGGCGAACATTACTTCTGTACTTTTGGTAATTGGAAAACTGGTTTTGAGGGCAAGTGGTCATCTATAGATACCAATTCACTTAGCCAGGTAGATAGACAAGCCCTACATAAACAAATGGAAGAGGCATCTGAAAAATCTAAGATACAAAGGAAGCTGAGACAAGATGAGGTTGCTGTAGAGGTACAGGAAAAGCTGAATATATGTCATGACGCTGTGGAGCATGAGTATCTTACGAATAAAAAGGTTAAAAGCTATGGGTTGAAACACTTAAACGGGAATTTAATTGTTCCTGTCTATTCTACTACAGGGGCGGTTCGTTCTCTACAGTACATCAATAAAAAGGGCGAGAAAAAATTTGTTTCTGCTTCAGAGATTAAAGGCAATGTGTTTTTAATTGGTACTACCTTTACTGAACTAAACAAGTGTGAAAAATTAATTTTGGTTGAAGGCTACTCAACCGCAGCTTCAGTATATGAAGCTACCCAGATTCCTGTAGCTTGCGTATTTTCGGCTAACTTTTTGTTAGATGCAGCCCGAAATTTGCGTAAGCTGACAGGTGCTAGATTTATATTAGCCCTAGATAATGATGAGAGTGGCGTAGGCGAGAGGAAAGCGCAAGAATGTGCGAGTGCCACAACTAACTGTGCGGTGCGTTTACCAAGCGAGAGAGGGGATTACAACGACCTGTATTTAAAACATGGTTTAGATAAAGTTAGAGCCGAATTGATGGAGCATAAACTTGGTATTCAAAAGTATGCCATTCGTAATCTTACAGGTAAGCCAGAGGCACAGAGATTTTTAGTAGATGGATTGATACCTTTAGGAAAGCCTGGAATATTAGCCGCCGTTGGTGGAGTCGGTAAGTCGTTAAGTGTCATACAGCTAGCCTTAACTATTTCTATGGGCGGGCGCTGGTGGGGGAAGGATGTGAAAGAGATGGGCAACACAGTTATTTTTTGTGCCGAGGATGATTTAATGGAGATACATAGACGACTGGATTTGCTTGACCCCAAGGGCAAACGATTTAACTCTGAATATGAGGTCTATGTATTTCCTGTTCCAGAACAAAAAGAACCAATGATCTTATTAAAAGAAGAAGGTATTACCCAGATTGGTTTGGAGTTAGTAGAGGAATTGCAAGCGATACCAAATTTAAAATTATGTGCGTTTGACCCTTTACAGGCCTTTACTACTGGTAATGTGTCAAGCAGTAATGAAGTTGGACAACTCTGGGGATCTTATTGTGCAAACATAAGCGCCAGGTTGGGTTGTGCCACGCTTACAGTTCACCATTTAAACAAAGGAGCATTAGCGAATGATTCGGATGATGCTATGAGCCACAGAGCAGAGATTCGTGGAGCAAGCAGTATTACCGACAGCGTGCGGTGGGCGATTGCTATGTGGTTGGCAAGCGTGGAGGATTGCGAGCGTATCTGTGAAGAACAAAGAGTTAAATACGACAG